GGTAGACAAATTATTATTAAAATTTTTTGGTTGGATAGATAGTTTAAATGAAAAAATAAATGATCTATTAACCTTTAAGTTATGTAGTTGTAAAAAGAAAAATGCTAAGAAAAAAAACTTGGAATAGATCAAAGATAAGGGAGTTTATCTGTGGATATTGCGATTGGTGTAAAAAAGAACTATTGAATACTATGGGTGGATGGATTATAAATGCAGAACACAAACACTTTTGCCATAATGGTAAAGATGAATTGTGCTTTGATAAATATATAAATTTTAAAAAGGAGACTAATGAAAAAAGGTTATCACAAAACAAAATCTGGTAAGACAGCTAAAAAAGGTTTGTATTATAATATAAATAAAAGAAAAAAAGCTGGTACAAGCAGATCAAAATCTAAATCTACTATTAGCTCTAAGTCTTACAAGTCTATGCTATCAGGATTTAAGAAGTAAATATTTTTTTTAATATTAAATAACAATCAGCACAAAAATATATTTTATTTTCTATAATTATAGCAGCTCTTTTACATTTAGAGCATTTGTGCTTTGGCATTATGCTATAAGTTCTTGAAACTCTTGCCAAATAGTTTGCTCATCACTCCAGAATCTTTTTCTATTTTGTTTCATTTCTATTGAATGTAAAACTGTAGTATGATCTTGTCCAAAAATTTTTCCTATCTCTGTTAAGCTCATCTTATATTTTTCACTTAATACATTATGAATAATATTTCTGGATCGCACAATATCTGTAGTTCTAGTCTTGGTAAATAATTCTTTCTTACTTACTTCATACTTAATACAAACCTTATTAATTATGGAGTCTATCTCTGTTTGTCTAGGTTTTCTAAATTGATAACCAACAATCTTTCTTTCTGTATTGATAGGCACTATGTGTGTTTGTTTTATTTCACTAATATGATTTGACATTTTTTGTTGTGCTAACTCAAAACCTTTTTTAAATCCTGCTTCATATAATTTATATTCTCTATCTGATAATAAATAAAAAGCTATCTTATGCTTGTAGATAAAATCGTTGTTATTTATTTTTTTAATATGTTTTTGAAATTCTTGTTTTGCTAAAGACATAAATCCCCCTAGGTATTTGTTGTTTTTTTTATCAATGTAAACTAATGAGTTATGCTCTCATCAATTCTTCTTTTGCCTTCTCTATTTTCCAAAGCAATCTATAAGAATCTTTTTGATACTTATGTACTTTATGCTTTGCTTCCAGGTACTTCTCGTGTTTCTTTTGTTGAAGATCCCTGTATTTCTGAAGGCGAGTTCTCAACTCTTCCATCTTTCTCCTTTTTCACTTTGGTAAAGTCTATTTTAATTGCTGAGACTTTACATTCTACATACTCTCCCTGTGCGTTGGGGTCGGCAGCTTTCTTTACATCATCAAATCTTTCAACTAATTCAAAACTAGCTTCGCCAGATTTAATTCTTAAATACTTACTCATTTTTATCTCTTTTGTCTATATCTTTTTTGTGTAAGTCAAATGTCATGTCATTATAGATAGATAGGTCGTGATAGTTATCTGCCTTATAACCCTTGGTAGTCCTAAACAATTTGAGTGTCATCATTAGCTGACCTACTTGATATGGCTTTAATTTTTTTTTTAAATTCGGAGCTAATATTAAGGTAAAAAGCTCGGCAAGTATAGTGAAATTGTATTGGTAATCGCCATATTCTTTTTGACGATCTGATACAATCTTCTTCTTAATCTCTTTGTCTAAGTCTGTAATTTTCATATTGTTTTTAAAGGTATGGCAGAAGAAAACAAATAAAGAGGGAGCATTGCCAAGAAAGGGAAGAGGCAACATGATTCGCTACTCTGAAAAAAACTTCCGCCACACCACTCAACTACAAAATCTAAATTAGTATTTGTAGTTAGGTTTGTTATAACCTGATCCTTGACCTTTTGCAAACTTGTTTGGTGCAAAAGACGACTGCTGTCCTCTCGGCTTGGCAGGTGCTGAACCAGTATTTGATGGTGTCAAGACAACATTAATAATCCCTGTGGGATTACCTTGTTCGTCAAGATCCTCAAATCCTGCTTGATTGTACCAATCATCTCCAATCTTTACACCTATTCTCCAGGTTTTACCCTCTGGTGATTTTGGATTTATTGGTGCAACAAATATAGGTCTATTATCTCCTTGCTGCTTGTCTTGATTGTGTGTAAGTTTTATATATATCTTATCACTCATTGTGTTACTCCTTGTCTATTTAGTTGTGTTTCATGTGTTTCATATAGATCAGTAATCTGTCTATACACACGAACATTATTATTAGGATCAAATAAGTTAGGATTTTGTTTTCTAAATTTCCTTAAAGCATAAATATCATTAATAGATTTTATAGCTTCTCTTACTTGATTCATATCAATGTCTATATCAACATTGGCATGATCTGTACCACTTCGTTGTGGAATTTTATTAAAAGGTTTTGCCTTGTAGCCATCTTCATTATCTAAACCTGTCTTTAAATGTAAAGCATTTAGGTAAGCATACTTCTTAGCATAGCTCATACCATTACCTGTACCAAATTTATCTAAGTTTCCCATTGCACTACATCCATTGACATCAACATAGCTGTCAGGATTTTCAATGTCATGTATTCTCATTGAACAAGTAACAACAATAAAATTTTCGTGAATGGTATTGCTATAATTACAAACAGGATATAATCCATTGTTAAGTAATGCTTCCATTGCCACAACTTGAACACTATCGTGGAGCAATGGGTTGAACTGCATACCTGGTACTTTCTTGCCTTTGACTACCCCACTTGCTTCACAAGCTGCTTTGTGTAGTTTTTGATATATGTTTAGTTTCATGCGTCTAACCCCCATAGTTGATTGATTTGTTTTTTTTGGTCGTCTATTAAATCCCTATAATAAAAAGGATGATTTAATTCTGGTGGCTCTGCAAAGGCAGATAGTTTTTTAATATCTCCTTTACAAAATATAATTAGTTGTTCCCAAGATTTTAATCTTTGTACTAAAAGATTGTATTGTTCTTTTAAATAATCAGCTCTTAACATATCGTGTGTGTCATCAAAGATTGTGTATTCATTTTCATTTACATAAAACAAAAATGGTTTTTTGTTTGTGCAATGGTGGTAGAAAGCTAATTGGCTAACGTGCATTGGGTCAGGATCTGTCGGAAGTAAAGTTGATGCCATGTAGTATTCATCTTTGCCTCTCTTTTTTTTTATCGTAGGTGGTTTTGTTTTTGCCTCACCTATTTTTATATTTGATTCGTAGTCTACTCTACCAATAATATCTATGAGCATATCTTTATCTTTGCTAGATACATATCTTTCTGCGACTAACTTTTCATTACCAAATATTTCTTTGACTGCTTTCTTCATGTTCTCAATGGTTGGATGAGAAAAGCTAATCATCATTTCCCTTGCTAGTTTATCCTTGTCATCTACAGGTGTAGTATTTTTATCTATTGCGTCTAATTCTTGTTGAAATATTTCGTCATAATTTTTGTTCTTTAATGTAATCTTCTTGTCTCCTTGATATAAAATTTTACAAGTTAATCTTTGAGCTGTGTTGTTTACAAGATTACCAAATGGAGCTTTATATCTTATCTTAAACATTCTTCTTATTTCTTGTGGTAAAGAATAGTTAAGTACAAATCTGGTAAAGTTTTGGCTTGAAGAGGGAGACCAATGATCTAAACCTTGACCCCCATTAAAGTTTTTAAAATATTCTTTCATTTGTTTGTTTTCTTTGTTTTACAGCTAATATAAATGCTTGTCAATCATTATTATATGTAATATATATCTCTTAATTGTATAACAAATAAGGAGAAAAATGACACTAAAAGAGTGGCGAAAAAAACAAGGTATATCACATTATACTTTTGGTACTATGTTAGGTATCAAATCAATTAATCCAGCGACTAACTCGCAAAGATATTGTTTGGAGTCTAAAGAAAAAAGATTCCCTAAACCAAGAATGGTTAAGAAGATATTAGAAGTTACTAAAGGCAAAGTTACTTTACAAGATTTGTACGAAAGTTGGTGGGAATATGAAGAAAACAAATAAGTTTCCATACAAGAGAGTAAGAATTTATTGGCAAGATCCAACTTCAAATCCAGAATGGATGTCTTTAAAAAAAGCACTTGAGCAAACTTATTCTTGGTGTGATGACATAGGTTATTTATTATATAAGGATCAGAAGAAATTAATTATATTTGCTTCGCATAGTTTTGATGATGATGGTGAACTAACTGTTGGTAATGTAACTGTGTACCCACGATCAGTTGTCAAAAAGATAGAGGTATTAAAATGAAATCAGCATATCAAATGGTTGGTCATAATTTTAACAATGATCGTATAGAAAATGATTTTTATGCTACACCAATAGACGCAATAGAAGATTTAATTAAATACGAAAAATTTGATGGTAAAATTTGGGAATGTTCTTGTGGTGATGGTGCAATATCAGATCCATTAATAAAAGCTGGTTATGATGTTTATAGCTCTGATTTAATTGATAGAGGTTATGGAGAAGTAAAAGATTTTTTAACTACCAATGACAAAGTAGATAATATTATTACCAACCCTCCATTTAATTTAGCAACAGAATTTACTTTGCATGGCTTAAAATCAGTTAATAAAAAAATGGCTTTGCTATGCAAGTTATCTTTTTTAGAGGGTAAAAAAAGAGCTTCTCTTTTATTTAATCAAAACAAATTAAAAAAAGTTTTAATCTTTTCAAGAAGATTAGGTTTTAAAAAAAATGATAAAAAAGGTGGACTAATGGCTTTTGGTTGGTTCATTTATGATGTTAATTACAATGGTAAACCTACTATAGATTGGATCTAAAATGACAAATGAGGGTATGTGGAAAGAGCTAGAGCTATCAGATAAATTAAAGGAATGTAAAGCTGAATTGAAACGACAAAAAAAATTTATACAAAAACAATCTGATATAATATTTGCTTTGGAAAAAGATATAGAACTAAAAGATAATATAATATTGGTACTTAAAAAAAAATAGATATGGCTAGATGGACTTATGCTTTCTCTAATGGGAGCTATAACGATTGGCATAGGAAATATGACAATATTGCCATGATTGATATTGATAGTATTGAATGTTGTCCTGATTGCTACGAGCCACTTGCTATCCTTGAGACTTGCTATGACAAAGGACAGAAATATAAGGCTACCACCCTTGCAAACATAGTCGCTAGTCGCTTAAATATACCCTGTTTTTTGGTGTTCTATAAAAATTTGACCCCAACTACCCTAACCTTTAGGATCAAGCGTATAACAATCTCTCAGACAGAGTTTGAGGTCATGAACGAGCAACAATGGGTGTCAATCTTGCTAGACCTACAAGCCAATCATAAAAAGGTATGTAAACATGGACACAAGTAGAGGTTTTTTATTTATTACATATAAACTTTATCATCATCTTAATAAATTAGATGGCGAACATAAGTCTCATTGTCTAAATGTATTCTTATCTGTGATGAAGTATGCTTGGAAAAAGAATGGATATGAGGCAAGATTAAGGCACGAAACAATACACAAAGATACTGGTCTATGTAGAACTACTATTAAAAGTTGCTTGTCTACTTTAAATAAATTAAATGTTGTTAAATCTTTTAGAGGTAAATCTGGTAAGACTTATATTGTTAATGAGGTATTTTTAAGAGCTGAAAAGTTATACACTAATTCCAAGATAGCCGTTAAACCTACACAAGATAGCCGTTTTACGCCTATATTAGAAGAAACAATATACAATAATAATATAGATAAAATAATTGGTAAGAATAGAGGTAATTTTGATAACACAATAAATGAATTAGCCACTCTACCCCTGCCTGACCTTAAAGGAGATACAAAGAATGTCTATTATTGTAAACTAGCCATTGAGAGAAAAAGGGAATTAGCTCGTCAGGAAAATTTAGTAGATCCTCAAATAATACAAAGGGAATTGAAGAAGATAGTAAAGGAAAAGAACTTCGCTTATAAAAGAAAGAAAGAATATAATATTAAGAATGGAATAAAACCTTGGGAAAAATAAAGATAAGGTGTGAGGCAATCGCAAAGCACTCTGGGAAAAGGTGTAAATGTAAAGGTCATTTTGTACCTACTTCAAGAAGAATGTTATGTCCCTATCATAAGGGAGGAAAATCTTGGGATAACAAGACTAGAAAGTATAAAGGGTTATACAAGAATGATAATATTGATATACAATCCAAGATTAATATATTAAAAAACTTAAAGAACTTTAAACATAAAACAGATGACGAAATCAAAAGATATATCCAAGACCAAAAAGAACTTGCCAATAAGTCTATCAGATACCGAACAAGATATTTTACTAGACACTATTTACGCTGGAGGAATACCTCATATCGTAGTCAAAGACACCTTAAAGATCAGCTTGATGAGTTTCTACAAATACTTAGATCAAAACCCAAAGTTTAAAGAGCAGTTTTTAAAAGCTCAAGAGATAGGTATTAAGACACTTGTTGAAAAGATGTTAGCGATCTTTCAATCTGATACTACTGAAATGTCTAATGAAGAGCTGCTATTTTTAAGGGAGAAACAAAACTATATTAAATGGTTAGCTCCAAGAGTATCTTCTCTCTTTACTGAAAAGCAAAAGATTGATGTTAAATCAGATAGTAATATTAGAATTTCTTGGGAAGATAATCAGGATAACTTGATTGATGTATCAGGGGATAATATAACTGACTTACCCCCTGATAATAAAGATTAATTAATTTTAAAAGAATTTAGTTTTACTTTATTCCATTTTTTTTCTGAAATTTTAACAGATTTTCCATGAGAAGATAATTCTGCTTTATCCATATCCATACTAATTTGAATAGACAAACCATTTAAACCTGCGTGTATTGATGGATATTCAGCTTTTTTATCTAAAGGAATATCAAAACCACAATCTCTTTTATCACTAAAGATATAAAGAAATGTATCATCATGCCACAATATATTGTTTAATATATCTACTCTATCTTCCAATGTGATACTTTTTAAGAACTTTATCACCTTGCCATTCATAGTTTTCCCTTTCTTTTTTTAGTTTATAGTTTCTTATGATTGTCTTTGCCATAACTCCATTGGCACTCATAAGATTTAAGAAAGTTAATCTAGCTAACTCCCTTAAATTTTGTTGTTGTAGTTGTTTATTCATTTTCTACTCTTTCATATTCTTTTAAATAATCCAAAAAACTATCTGGCAAATTATCTTGATTTAAAGTTTCAGTATTCAAACTACCATCTTCATGTTTCCAAGTTAATACAATGGTATAACTCTCTATTTCTTTTTTCATTTTATTTTTCCCTTTCTATTTGTTGTTATTATTTTTAAACACTCATTTAATCTTCTTAAATCTGCATCATAATATTCCCTGCTTGATTTACTTTTAGACCAAATATTTTCTTGATTGATTAAAAGATCCTTTATTAATTCTATTTGATCTCCATTAAATTTATATTCCATTTTATTTTCTCCTTTCTATTTTTTATTAAAATATTATAGCTCCAAGAATAAATGGGAGCTAGTAAGAATAATATGCCTTGTAGCAAAGTGATTCCGAACTCCCATTTATTATTTTTCATGTTATTAAAATATAATACTCCCAAGAATAAAACTAGCAACAGCAATTACTATTTCTGTTCTATATAGTAAGCTCCAAGCTAGCAGGTCCTGTTTCCATTTTTTATTATTGATAGTTATTTGTTTACCAAATAATTTAATAATCATTATTCCCCCTTTTATTTAGTGATTATTTTTTTTAGGTATTAAATCTAAATTATCGCCTTCTCTACTTAAATAAGAAATAAAACCCTCTTTTAGTTTATAATTATCATCAAAAGTGCTTTCAATATATCTTTTATAGTCTAACCAATCTTTATAAAGATATTTGATTGCTAATTCCTTGTGTTCTGGGTTTCCTATTTTAAGTTCTATTTTCTTTTTCATTATTCCCCCCTTTACATATTCCTTGTTCAATTAAATCTCTTGCGGTTCTACCAAATGTTCCTTGTAATTTAAAAGCTAAACCAGTATCAATTAAATATTGCCACGCTTTTATTATAGTTTTTTTGTCATTACATTCTATAAAAT